TGGACTGCTTGACTACGCCGACGGGGCAAAAGCCTGCTTTCTTGTAAAGCACGACTACCGGCCTACGGAAACCGTCAAGATGGACAACAAAACGCAACATCTCTATCCACGAAAGAATTGGTCTAGCTTCATGTTTATCAACTGTGGGCATGAACAAGTCAAGAGCCTAACGCCCGAAGTGGTCAACACACAGACGGGTATGTATCTGCACCGATTTCAATGGCTTACAGATGATGTTATTGGGGAATTACCAACAGCGTGGAACTACCTTGAAGGTTGGCATACGAAGGATGACTGCCCGAACCCCATAGCCGTGCATTTCACCCGTGGCGGCCCGTGGTTTGCCGATTGGACAGATGTGGAGTACGGCAAGGAGTGGATGCGTGAAGCGCATATTTCCTAAAGGTACGACGCCAGAGCAGTTGGTCGTAGCGGCTACGCGCATGGTGCAAGGCTTATCGCCTGACCGTGCGTGGTGCATAGAAGTGCTGGAATGGAAGCGCCCGCGCACCGATCAACAAAACCGCTTTTTGTGGGGTGTGTGTTATCCCGCGATTTTAGAAGGTGGCGGCGAGACGCTGGCAGGTTGGACGCGAGATGACATACACGAATACTTCCTCGGTGAATGTTTTGGTTGGGAAACGCTAGAGGGGTTTGGCCGCAAACGTATGCGCCCGATCAAGCGATCTAGCAAATTAACCAAACAAGAATTTAGCGAGTATTTAACTTTTTTAGAAATTCGATGCGATTACATGGGAATTCGCATACCGGAGCCGGTGTATGAACCTGCGGAATGAAGCAAAAGGGCGTGGATGCACGGTGCGTTTGCCCGACATCTGCAATCACAACAGCGAAACGACTGTGCTGGCGCACATACGCCTGTCAGGAGTTAGCGGCATGGGCATGAAGGCAGACGATCTGCTTGGTGCGTGGGCGTGTAGCGCCTGCCACGACGCGATAGACCGCCGGTTCCGCACCGACCTTGACCGCGATTATGTGCGCTTAACTCACCTTGAGGGCATGGTGCGAACCATCGCACAACTACGCAAGGAAGGTTTGATATGACGTTCCTTGTAGACACGCCCTACGTTACTGCTTACGTTCGTAACGAGTTCTTGTTTGACGAGAAAAGCGGGCATGGGGAATTTACCCCCTGCACGGTCTTTGGCTTTCGCGCCGAGCCAGCCCGAGTACCCATGTTCCAAGTCATGCTGGAGTGCGGCGCACAATGGGCGAGAGTTCCCATCCACATGATCTGCTCTAAACCGTGCGACCCGCTGCCGTTAGAGGTATGCGTGTGGTGGGACAGCTTTAGCCGCCATTGCACGGTTCACGAATTTAGTTTCCTACGCAATCACGCCGTGGATTGCATGGGACGAGACAAGAAGATACGACACGGCAACTACCTGTTTACCGTCGATTGGTGCAACGGGGGATGGTCAGAAGTCCCCGATCAGCACAAAAACCATCACATCATCGTAGAGGAATCAGGACAATGGTTAGCGTATCCGAACAACCGATTACTGTGGAAAGACCCCAGCTGGATAAAGACAGAGATGCCCTTGCCACGCTGGAACTCACCATCCAAGACGTATTCAGCCGAGTTTTCGGCACAAGTGACTACAAGCTCTTTCGCCCCGACAGCCCAGACACCAGTAAAGCCGCAGCACGATCAATAGACACCAGCCGATTAGAGCAAGTCGTCTATGAAACTATTAAGGGCTACGGTGCGGCAGGCTGTATTAGCGACGATGTTAGAGCCACCCATCCAACCCTTGCTTACAGCAGCGTTACGGCGCGGTTTAAGGCGTTGGCTGAAAAGGGACTGATACGGTACGACGGCAGACGCAAAGGCGCTTCTGGTCGCTCACAGCGCGTTATGGTGGCCGTATGAGATGGATTATCGACCTATTCCGCAAACTCAAGGCTAACCGTGACCGTGAATGGCGCTCCGTGCCAGCCCCTAACTGGCGCTCTTGCCGTGGAGGGCGCGATATATGGTGAAAGACGATATAAGCCCGCCGGGAGCGTGGAAGGAGGAGCTAGAGCGCATCCCTTGGGGGTACGGCCAGAAGCAAGGTGACAGGCTTGCCACCGCATTTGTAGCCATGAGGCGCATGGGGCTACACGAAGAAGCCACGCTGCTAGAGTTAGAGATTAAGACGTTGCGTAACGAGATTGAGTATTTGCTGAACCGTTGAGGGATCGTCTAACGGCAGGACACAGGGTTTTGATCCCTGTTATCTAGGTTCGAATCCTAGTCCCTCAGCCATATACAAAGCGCGTTCGTCCTGACGCCGTTTGACAAGGCCGGGCAGCACTCGCCCACCGGCCTTTGTCCATTTCATGAACTCGCCAGCAGCAGCGTCAAACTCACCACGGTTGTGCTTCATGCGAAGCCCAGACCTTTGAAGATTGCCCAGACCCACGTTGAAAGCGAAGGAAACGAGGCTGTCGAACCGGCCTTGATGATTAACAGCAGAAGGGCAAAGTCGGGCCACGCCGCGCTCAAACCGCGCAAGGTCTTGAGCAAGGATAGCGTCCACCTCGGCCATCGTGATGTTGCGATCCCAACCCTCGGGTATCGGTAAATCCCGTCGTTCTGCAAACGGCACCTTGGCGTGGTTAGGATCAATAACGTGGCCGACCCCGACCGTCCATAGCAGGGCCGGACACCGATAAGGGCGCGTCCTTACGCCCTCATGATGTTTAATCATGTGGATTGCGGCAAGGCTAACCTTCACTTTTTGCCGAAAGCCTGCGTACCAAACCAGAAAGCAATGATGCTGCTCAGAATCAGCATTTCGTCGTCAGAGAACACTTCAGCCATTGCAGCGGCAAACGGTACACCCGTGTTGTAGGCATACCAGACGCCTGCAATGTTGATAGCGACTAGTTCCAGCACAAAGATGTAGGTAACGACCGGGCGCACCGAGGCGCGAAGGTTAATCATCCATTGGGATGCGCCTTTGCCGATCTCAACGTCGTGCTGGTACAGGGCTTGGCGTTCCTCGCCTGCCGTTTGAGTCTGGATTTGCTCTAGTTTGATTTCCTCAACCCGTGCCTGCGCGATGAACCCCCGCTCTGCAAGGGCTAGTTCGCGCTCCTTTTGGGCGGCAACAAGGGCAAGCTCGTGCTTCTTATCTTGGCGGTCTTGGAAAATCTCAAGAATCTTAGGAAGGCCGCCTGCGAGAAACGACAAGAACGTGCTAATCATCGTCATCATTTGTTGCGTTCCTCAAGCAATTTGACCCGCAGTTGCAGGTCGTAAATCTTATCTAACAGTTCTTCCTTTTGCTTTTGGCGATTAGCGGCGCTGATGGGGCTGTCCGTTGGTACGCCCTCTGGCGTAATTAGGGCGGGCATCTTACCCTCTATGGCGATCAGGCGATTGTTGAACGATGTGATCTCCGACAGCAGCCAGCCGACAGCGGCCAACAGCACCGGAAACAACATATCAACAATCTTCTGCATATTCACTTCTGCAACGCCTCCAACAGCAACATCCCCATGCTGCCAAGTGCGCCAAGCAATACGATGATGATGGCACCGCCAACCTTCAGAACCAGTTGCTCAAGGCGTTTGAGGCGGGCATTAATGGCTTCATAGCGCACCGCGCAAACGTCAATGTGACTAGTCACGGTGACCTCCAAATCCTGCACAGTCGTCATGCTTTATTCCTATCAAGGGTGGGTTGCTTTGTAAGCGTCAAACTCGGCCTTCAATTCTTGAATGGCCTTAATCAACGGGGCAATCATTTCCTCGTAACCAATCGTCAAAACATCCTGACCACCGTTAATTTTGTGATCTTGATAACCACCAAAATCTACGCCCATCGCATCCATCGTGGCTTTGACTTCTTGAGCAATCAAACCTTGGTGAAAGCGGTTGCGCTTATGCGTACCGTCATGAGTTAGGTTCTCTAATTTGCAGGCTTCGCTATATGCAGCCCATTCTTCCTTGGTTGCATCTGGGCCGGGCATCGGCGGCCTGTAATCTTCACGCATATCCCAACGGAATTTGCGCGGCTGCAATGCCATGATGAAGTTAAGTCCAAGGTCGGTGCTTTGAATATCGGCTTTATCCCGAGCATCTGAACGATCTTGGACAGCACCATACGCATACGTTGTGGTGCCTGAATTGCCTAACTGAACTTGGTTGTTTCCCGTTACGGCCGAGCTATAACCAATGCAACTTGAGTTTGAGTAATTGCCGGTTTGATATGCACTATCGCCAAGCGCTGTATTGTTATTGCTCGTTGTGACATTTCGCAGCGTGTTATAACCAACAGCGGTGTTGGAAACGCTTGTGGTGACTGCATTACCAGATGAGTGACCAATAAGCGTGTTCCACGATCCAGTCGTAATAGAGTCACCGGCTTGGTAACCAATAACGGTACACGCTCCAGCCGTTGTAACGACTTCCATTGCGTAATTGCCAATGGCGACGTTTTCTGCCGCCGTTGACCCCGACGCGCCTTGCATTGCAAAAGAGCCTAACGCCGTATTACTTGCGCCGGTCGGGTAAAGAATGGCGTTATAGCCAACGCCCGTGTTGTGGTTTGCCGTAGTGGCAGATTTAACGGCAAACGCGCCCACCGCCGTAGAAGTGCCGCCCGTAGTCAAAGCGGTTCCTGCGTCGTAGCCAAGCGCTGTGTTGTACGCGCCAGAGGTAATGCTATCTCCAGCGTTAATGCCCAGCGTTGTTTTATCGTTATCTGTAGTTCCGGTCAGACCGCCCGTCCCTATAACTTGGAATCGAGTGCCGTCATAAATGACCGCAACCGTTTGACCTGACTTGATGTCACCAGCCGATAACGCTGTTGTCCCGTTTTTGGTGACGTTCTTAGCGCCAAGGCTGTTGACGTTAAGCGTGACAGCGCCGGTATTGTCGCCAGCTGCTACAAAATAAAACATTTGACCTGCGGCATAGGCGGCCAAAGCGGGCGTCAACGAGCCTGTGATGGTATTCGTACCAGACACGGAGCCGATCAGCTTAACGACCGTGCTTTGCACTTGGGCAAGCGTAGAGGCGTCCGTGGCATCCGTGCCTACAGCCAACCCCGTGAGTTTATTGTTACCCATCGGGATGTTGGCGGTCGGCGTGGTTTGACCGTCCTTGGTCAAACAGGTGGAAAGACCCGTGGCAAGGTCAGCGGTCAGGGCGTTAAAGGCCGTGCTGCTAATGACGGTGCCTGATACGACAGGCTGACCCGCCGTATTGATGAGAAATGTGCCGGAACCGTTGAAACTCACTTTTCTTCCTCCTCTGTCGCACGGTCAAGTTGCGCCAGTTGATATGCCAACAGTCTTGCTGTTCTAGGATCGACTTTGCCGCCAGCCCGCTTTGCCATGTCCACGGCCATTGCCATTTCTGGATTACGGCGCACCAACTCATCGCCGCGCTGCGCTAACAGCTTGGCAAGTTGAGCGGGTTTACCGACGGCTTGACCGGCAGCGTAAACCGTTTCGCCAACAACGCGAGGGCTAGTTAATCCGGCAAGCAGCAGAGTGTTTGGCTCTGCTAAAGCAGTGGGAATGTCTTGCAGTATGTTGGTGGCTACGCCTGCGCCAGTAAGCTGACCAGACAAGCTACGGGGCAACGCAGAACTCATCGCCTGACCCGCCAATCGTGGGAACAAAGTTTCCGCGCCAGCCCCAACAAGCTGCTCACCTAACGCAACGCGCTGACCGTAATTGGTGTTGGCGTTGTTACGCAAAATTGATTGCAATTTGCGAAGCGTCGTATCGGCTGTTGCGCGGTCAGAGATAGATAGCGATTTTTCAAGCTCATGCAACAAGTCAGTTGCTTGCTCGTAATCGCTCATTACCCGCGTGTATTCCGGCGCTTGGTTTGCGACAACCTGACGCACCGATTTGTACATTTGGTCAGCTACAAGACGCTCTGGAGTTCCCGGCTGATAGCCCTTTGATTGGTTGTAAATCTTTTTCTTAAGAGCATCCAATCCCTCTGGGGTGTGGAACTCTGTGGGATCAAGGTTTTCCCAATCGGTAATAATTTTGTTGAGTTTATTAACGGCATCAACGGCAGGCTCATTAAGCGTTTGAGCAGCGCCGCTGCCTGACCGACCTCGATACTGACCCATTTGCTGAATTTGGTTAAATGCAGAGCGAATTGGGGCCATATCCAAAACGGTAGCGTCTTGCGAAACGTTAGCCATGCCGGATCGGTACTGCTGACCACGTTGCTCCCGCAACACATCAACCGCTTGACCAGCCTCATCAACGACCGCCTGCACCGGCTCGTTGCCGCGCATTTGAGCGACAAACGCTTGCCCTTGCTTGCCGCCTTTAAACCCGGCTTTAGCGGATTCTTCAACGGCGCGAGCGCCCGTACCCGTTGTAAATCCAAGCCCCGCTGAAGTTAATTTGCCAGCGCCTTTGACGGTTTTTGTGGCAACCGATAGGGGGTCAACCACATCGGCTACTCGTTGCAGCTTCTCACCAGCGCGAGAAACAGCGCCGCCTGACCGGCCCATTGCCCTAGGTGCAGCGCGCAACGCACCGCCAGCACCCGTCAAAATAGTGGCGGCATCTGCCAAAAATCCGGCAGGGTCACTAGCAAACGTGGTTTTGGCGTTTTCTACGCTACCGTATCGGTCTTTGTAAAACTGACCAACACGGTCTGCCATTTCGGGGCTGGCGTCGGTAACACCCATCTTGCCCAAAACGCTACTGCCCAAATCAACAATAGCTTTGCCCGTTTGAATGGGGCTAGTGACAGCCTCAAACGTGGACTTCCCAAGCTCATACGCGCTGCTCGGGAAATTGGCAACGGCTTGGGCAAGCATTTGGCCCGTACCTAATTTGCTTTGCGTTGGCGCTGCTGGGCGAGCGGTAGGCGGCTTTTTGGCCTTAAATTGATCGTGCTTAGCGTAAGCCTCGTCAGGTGACGTTGCATCGTAAACTTGCCCCTCAATGCGGTATGTCGGCATTGCTGATTACCTCGGCGGCAGATCAATGACGGGCTGATACGACGGGCCTGCGTCACGCGAGAAAGATCGTTTGACTGTTTCGCGGTTACGGCGCTTTTGCTCAAGCACTTGGGCGCTATCTCCCGGTTGCGGGATGTACTGCTTACGAGCGTTTGAAAACTCTTC